CCCCTGCAAAATATCGTTTATTCGTCATATTGCACAATACCTCCTTATGCGATGCTTCGCTTTACGCACGACCATTCGCTGCTCCACTCATTGGCTCACCTCCAAAACAAACACCGCCGCACTCGTCGGCGCACTGTTCGCATAAAACTTAACTACCCCGGCTCCGGGTTCCAGCGCGGCTACCATCCGCACTGCATCCGTAACTCTCGTGCGGTCACTTACGGCAATCCGGCTGTTTGCCGTCACACCGGCAACAGTCACGGAAGCGCAGGCGGTGTAGCTGCTCGTGCTGCCGTCGTCCCAGGACACCGTGTAATCGCCGGTAGTCCAGGCGCTGGCTGCCACCGTAACCGTCACCGGCTTGGGCAGTTTTGCGTCGATTTTGGTCTTGTCGTAGAAATTTGCGTCAATTTGGGTCTTATCGTAGAAATTTGCGTCAATTTGGGTCTTATCGTAATAATTTGCAAACTTACTGCTTTCACCGGTGTCCTTCCAGACACCCGTGTCGCTGTCCCACACCCAGATGGTATCGGTATCGCCTATAATGGCCCAGTTTCCGTCGTAGCCGGTATCGTGGGCCGCGTACAGCGCCTCGTAGTTCGGGTACCAGCCTACCGCGCCCTGGCTGACCTGCTGGGCCAGCGCGGCGTAGTATTTGGCGTTGTCCATACCCTCGCCTGGGCGGGATGCTGTATCGCCCACGGCCCAGCTGCGGGCCTCCTTGGCACTGGCCGCAGCGGCCGTGGCGTTGGCAGGCGCGGCCTTGATGGCCTCGATGTTCTCGTGCACATCCTGGATGCCCGCCTCATTATCCCGCACGATTTTGGCGTTGGCGGCCACCTCAGCGGCCAGCACCTGCACGGTCTTATATTCATCCGTACTTTCAAGCATCCCATCCTGCACCGGGTTCCTGTCGATGTCCAGCCGCAGGGCGGCCATACCGGCCACACCACCGCCCGCCAGCACCTCTACCACTGGGGCGAACGTGCCGCAGCCGGTCGTCATCTGGGCAGTCACGGCCATATAAACTGTGCTGCGGTCGCTGCTCACGCCCAGCGCAGGGTTGTAGACATAGTGCCCGTCTTTTTTATCCATCCTCAGGTTGACATCCGCGCCGGTGGGCAGTGCCCAGGGCTGCCCGCCCTTGTACAGGGCCACGGCCAGCACCGGGAGCGTATCGTCGTACTGCACAAGATGCACCGGCTGCACAACGTCCCGCCGGTCAAAATCCGCCCGCGTCGCCTTGATAAGCGCTTCTGCGGGTGGGCTGTAATTGGCTACCGCCATTTAAAAACACCTCACTGTATCATTCTGCCGTTGACCAGCACATAGCCGTTGCCCGCGCCGTCCACGCCCAGCTGCACCTTCACGTTGCCGCCTGCGTCGCTTATCGCGATAGCGCCGCCCTCATACTGGCCAGCCATTGTGACGTTAGCGATCATATTGTTGGGGTTGCTGGCCGCAGGGCCGTACAGCACCAGTCGGCCCACGGCGTCGTTGCTGCCCCATGTAGACATAAACGCGCCCATGTGCCAGTTTCCGTCGTTAGTCTTGCGGTACATTTCAATTCTGGCGTCGTCGATGATGCACTTGCTCTCCGACACCATCGAAGTGAATTTACCGGTGATGTCCACAGACCCGTCCGAGCCGATCTTAAAGTTGTCGCTATTCACAACCAGCCCGCCGTTAAAAGTCGTGACGCCCGTGTCCAAATTGGACACAAACTTTCCGTTAGTGGACTGCAGCACGCCTCCCCGGATAAGATTCGCACTCATAGTCCCGGTCGTGATGAAATCGGCGTTGATTGCACCGTCCATCGTGGCGGCCAGACGGTACGGCCCGCCGTAGCCGCTGCTGCTGTAACCCCAACCGGCCAGATTCCACCGCCAGACCTTGGTAGCCTTTTCAATTTCCGGCTTGTCCATTACAAGGATCTCGTCCGGCTCATCCGCGCCGGTGGAGCTGTGCAGCACCACATAGCCTCCCAGATTGCCGGTGATAAGCTGTGTGGCGCGGTCAATGGCCCGTTCCAGGTCGCTGCGCGTCTTGTTCACGGTGCTCTGTACGGTCTTGCCCATGTCGGCCACGGTGTTGGCCAGGCTGCTGCGGACGTCCCCCAGCTCCACGCTGTCGTAACGTTCCAGCAGCACGTCATAGACCGTTTTGATACAACTTGCATCAGCGCTCACGCCCAACTTTGCAAACTGCACATGTACGGTATCACACAGGCACACCCGCTCCAGCAGGGCCTTGTCGGCATATTCGGCGGTCTGTTCCAGCTGGGCAAAGCTCAATGTCAGGCTTACCTTCGGCACGCCCACTTTGTTTGCGGCGATATAATCCAGCGCGGCCTGCCGTAGCTGCGCGGCGGTGGGCTGCTCTTTTATGTCCTGGCTCACGTCCAGCGTCAGCACCCGCACAAAGTTATACTGGCCGTCCGGCACGTTGACAACCGGGTTGCCGGTGATCTGGGTCACGTTGCCGTCGCTGTCCACCCAGTAGGGGTAGACGCCGGTGTAGACCTCGGCGCAGCTTTCCTCCTGGGTCAAGTCGGTCAGGTTCTTTCCGTAGCGGATCGTCACACCGCGGTCGGTGCCGCGCTGGCTGTGCAGCTTCACGGTGGTGTTGTCCCACTCGTATTCACCGCCGTACACATCCAGCACGCTGCCCTCCACGCCGCCCAGCAGGCTGCGCAGGCTGCCCGGCACGGCAACGGCAAAGTCTGCCACCGTCTGGATGTCTGTCCAGAATGTGTAATCACAGCTTATCGCCGCATGGCTTTTAAGCTGCTGCAAGGCGTCGACTGCGTTCAACGCCTTACACGGTCCCACCGGGATGCCGCTCAAATCGTAGCTGATGTGCTGCGCGTTGACCGTCACCTGTCCATTGATGGGGCGGCTGATTTTATAAATGCGGAAATACTGCGCGTCGCCGTAGGGGTTCGGCTTTGCCAGAATCAGCCCGCGCAGCGCCAGGCTGCTGTAATACTGCCCGGTGATGGGATAGACCATTTCCAGTTCAAACGCGCCGTTGCGCTCCTCTGTCACGGTGCAGCGCACAGCATCCCGCAGCACCCCAACGCCGTTGCCCTTAAGCCCCGTCGTGCCGTCATAATATCTCGGATAGCTAATGATTTACACCTCCTACAACGTCCACCATCTAGGTGTGATTTCGCACTTGCTAATGCCGCCGCTCCAACTGATTTGTGTAGCTCCTGCCCCCAGAGTGGGAAATTCAGGCGCAGTTACATATTTATTTAAGTTTATCGCTTCTTTATAAGCGTCCATCATTTCGCAGTCTAGATACATCGGCCCGGTGTAACCTGTAACACTTATTTGTGTGCCCCCAACTTGTAATTTGGCATCGCTAGTAATGGTTAGTGCGATAAGCGGAAGGGAAGGGAATACAGTTGGATTGTACAGAGAATCACCGCTTTTGACTTCAACAGCATTTTCGCCGTCTTTTAAGTATTTCTGTGGTTTGCAATCCAACGAAATGGTAAATGGCGCAAGGTGGTTTGCCCGGATATCAGTTTCTGGGAAATTAACTACCCGCGCCATTCTGTACACATTTGGTTCTTCCTCTGTTTCAAGCCTGCGATAGCTAAAAGTAGTTCCACGCAGAAAAGCTGCAATCGTTGGCAAAGTGTCGCTTACATCAGTGTCCGTCAGCGCAAAGCATTTCGCAGCTGCACTAACATTACCATAGCTTCCATCCCATTCAGTCAAATCTCCACTGCGGCCAGAAATGGTCGTGGATGTAACCCTGGGTGTCGGTTGGCCGAAAGTAATTCCACTTTGCAACCGAATCCCAACATCAAGGCTACAAATGCCGTCCAACCAAAATCCATTAAGCATATACAGCCGCCTTTCTGTTGCTTTGCGCCTGAAGCTCATACGAAATCTGATTTGCTAGCGCATGTGCCATAGAATTCACATCGGAAAACTGAATGCCGTTAATATTGATGTTAAACGTCATACCGCCAGCCGCGTTTTTCTCGCCTTTGCGGTAGCTGTCGGCCTCTTTAGCCGTCAGAACCATTTCACCGCGATGCAGGTTTGCAACGTAGTTGTTATAGGGGACATAATCCAGACCGCCAGCGTGGGAGCCGTTTGTCTGCACCGTGGCGGTAAAGCCGGAGACCATGCCGTCTACGAAATTTCCGACCTGTTCTTTCAGCCAGCCGCCCATACTCTTAATACCCTCGAGCAAGCTCTTTGCCGCGTTCACGCCTAAATCAAAGATTTTGCCGGGTAATTCCTGAAGGCCCGTAACAACAGCATCTAGCAAATCTTTTGCGGCCTGTTCACCGTTTTTCCTCAATTCTTCGGCCCACTCTACGACTTTTTCAATCGTTTTTGTGAACCACTCTGCAATGTTTCCGGGCAACTGAGTAAAAAACTCAATTACGTTATTCAGGAACGTAGATGCAGCGTCGATTGCGTTGGACTTCATTTGCCCAGCCCATGCAATGACGTTCTGGATCGTGGTAGACAGGAACGTTAAAACGTTGCCGGGGAGTTGCGTAAAAAACTCAACTACGTTTTGCAAGAATTGGGAGCCAGCTTGCCGCGCATTCTCTGCCGTTTCTACCGCCCAAATTGCGATGTTTGCAAGCGCTGTGCCGAGAAATACGCCTAAGTTGTACGGGAGTTGCGAGAAAAATTCTACAACAGCATTGATAAAATTGCTGCCAGCTTGGCGGGCATTTTCCGCCGTCTGTGTAACCCAGTCAGCAATGCTTTGCACGGCGTTTGCCATGAACTCAGATATTTTATCGGGGAGCTGTTGAAACCACTCTAACGCACTGTTAATCGCCTCTGGAACGGTCTCTGTGAAGAATGTAACAACAGTGGTCTTTACGAACTCAAAAATTTCGTTGACTTTGTTTCTGAAATCTTCGTTCGTTGCGTACAGAGTGGCAAATACGCCAATCAGAGCCGCAATCAGCGTGATTACGATTGCAATCGGGTTGGCTGACATAACGGCGTTTAGCGCAGCCTGTGCAGCCTTGAGTTTGCCTTGCGCTAAAGAAAGCAAATCAATTTTCCCAGTAAGCAGCCCAACGACAACTTCCGACCTTTTGAGCGTACCGTCCAAAGCGCCTTGTGCAACCTCTGAATCAGAAAGCCCCATGCTGAACAGAGATACGGCAACTTTAGCCTCGTCGAAAGCGGTCACCATTTTCTGGATTTTCGTTCCAATTTGCCATCCATCAATAGCAGTGCCAACCGCGCCAATGGCAAGAGCTAAGGTTTCTATAACAGGGATTACTTCGTTGACCGCCTCTTTGATTTCATCGAAAATATCAAAAATTACACTAAAATCAGGATTTTCGATTGCGCTCGTCAGCGCATTTACTATCGCGTCGCCAAGAAAAGAGAATAATTCATCAATGATTGGCTGTAACTCGTCTGCCAAAAATCCAAGGCCGTTAAATAGTGCCTCTATCCCTTCTACGACGGTTGGCATCATGCTTTCGATAACAGTGCTGACTACAGGGGACAACTGTGCACCTATCTCGGTCATGGCGTTAATCAGCGTTGGGACAATTTCTTGAATACGCGGCAAAATGTTTTGAGCAGCAGTAAGAAGACTGTCTACGAAATTATTGATTAGCTGCTGAACATCCTGTTCTGGGTCTGCAATGCCTGTAAGCAGATTTTCCCAGGCGCTCTTCATCGAAGCTGTACTACCTTGGATAGTAGTTGCAGCTTCTTTGCTGGTCGTTCCCATAATGTCCATGTTTGCCTGTACGACGTGAATCGCCTGTACAATATTCGCATAAGACATACTGGTTGCATCAACCGTTACGCCAAGTTCCGCTTGCGTGTCCTTCATGGCAGCGGCTTCTTTTATCAACCGCTTCATTTCAGCCTGCGTGCCACCGTAGCCGAGCTTTAAGTTGTCAAGCATGGTGTAGTTCTGCTTTGCAAAGCCGTTATATGCGTCTTGGATGGACGAGATGTTAGTGCCCATCTTGTTCGCATTATCGGACATATCCGAAATTGCAGTATTCGCCATTTCAGCGGCTTTTTGTGTATCGCCGCCCAAACTTGAAACCAGAGCCGCAGCAAACGATGTTGATGTCTCCATGTACTCGTTTGCAGATAGGCCAACGTTCTTGTACGCGTCCTTTGCATAGCCCTCAATAATACCTGCGCTGTCCTTGTACAAGGTTTCTACGCCACCGACAAGCTGCTCATAGTCTGCGTAACTGCTCAGGGATGCTTTTCCAATATCGAGAGCTGCACCTGCTGCCGATTTGCCAACAGATACAATCGTGCTTCCCACAGCTTTCAGGCCATCAAAAACCGCATTCCCAAGAAACGTCCCGCTGAATACATTCCAAAAAGATGTTGTTTTGCCGCTTGCATCGTTTAACTGCCGTTCATAATCATCTGTATCAAGACTTAATTTTGCGTTTAGATTAAATACGTCCAACTTCTCACTCCTTTCTTGTTGATTTTTTGTTAGCCATGCTGTATCCTAGCTTTAGGAGGTGTTTTGCTATGGCAAAAGCTAAAAATGCAGTTATCGCAGGAGATTACGTCGGAAAGAAGGTCAATCTTTCTTTTGGTCGAGTTCAACTCGACATGGGATTGATGCCCGCAATCACATTAGACAGAAGCACCGTTGCGGATTATTCTGTTGTGGATGAATCTCAGAAGAAGTCTATGTCTTCTGGTGTGATGCGTGGTCTTGTTGGCGGTGCCATTCTTGGGCCTGCTGGTCTCGTGGCTGGCGCAGTCACCGCAAAACAAAAAGGCATTTATCAGATTGCAATTCAGCTGAAAGAAGACCCCCAGTGGGTTGCAAGCGGTAAACGCTTTTTAATCGAGGTAGACGATAAAATCTACAAAGCCATTATGACAAACTGCTTCTAAAATGAGCCGCCCTATTTTTGGGGCGGCTCTTCCAGTTTTCTCAGCTTGTTCTTTATGTGTTCTTTGATTTCATCCGCTGTTCGTGTTTCTTCTGGCGGCGGATTGATTATATCCCAGTACCTTTTCGGCTCGCTTTCTGTTTTTATCATGTTTTTTGTAATCGTGATAAGTACATCCGACATATAAACACGATATGCCACTTCATCCGTTTTTTCTTTGATTCGGTATGGCAGTGCCGACATAAACGCACGTGCACTCAGTTTCGGCATGCTTAAGATTGCGACTATTACGCTTTCTGCTCCGTACCGAAAGACTGTTTGAAAAAATTAACAAAGTCCTCGTCTTTCACAAGCTCGTTAATCTGCGCCAACGTGCTTAAGAAACCCTGCTTTCCGCATTCTTCTGGGGTGAGACCGTTGAACAGAGAGAGAATCGCATATACGTCTTCTCTGTGGTCTTTCAAGAAGATGGGAACAAGATTCACAACGCGCGTAAGGCCGAACCTATACACGTCAATCTGCGTATGTTCCCCTTTTGGAAGCCTGCGTTGAACCTCTGCAATGAGGTTTTTGTCATCGGCCATGTTCTGGATATGAGGGGCGGCGATGCACAAGACATCGCAGGTCTCGTCGGTAGTCATCTGAGAAAGCAGTCGCATTTTTTATCCCTCCGAATCGATGCTGTAGAACTCCATAGGGACAACGTCCTGCGCAGTGATGGAGACATGGCCAGTCAGCTCACAGGAAATCTGCCCCTTGCCGCTCTTGGTAGTCTGCAACGAGAAGCCACCAGTGGACAAAGCGTTTTTCAGGCAGATAGCAACGCAGCCACCATCTGCTCTGTCTCCAACCCACCACAGTTCGTCTTTAAAGTCGGACTGCTTCAAGTCGCGGCGAGGCGTAATCTTGTTTGTGGTAACGTCTGCACTGCCCAGAGCCATCTTGATATTATCAGGGGACGTGCCAAGAGCCGTGAAGGACATTTTGCACTCCCAGCTGTCCAGATGTTTCAGCTCTTTGGTGTTGGCAGGGCAGTTGTCAACGTCCTCGCCCAAGTCGGAGAATGTAGAAACGCAAGTGGCGTTGATGCCGCCAGTAGTGGCGCAGATAATGTCGCCGTCCTTCGGAGCGGCAATGCTTGCTGGGTTGAATGTGTTCAACAGCACGCCAGCGTCAAGCTGCAATGCGTCGAACGCATCTTTGGGAATAGCGGTAAATTTACCCATATTTTCACCTCAATTTTGGCATAAAAATTCGGCGGTAATGTTCAAATACCGCCGCTTAATGTTTTTGTCTGTTTCATCTGCCAGCGGTTGACAGAAAGGAGAACCGCGCCGAATCCAAATGTAGCCACCGTCAAATTTCAGCAACTTGCCGCCGATGCCGATAGCGTCCGAGATTTCCTGCGCTTTGGCATTTGGGACAGCCTCAGACGTCGTATAGAACCACAGGTTCACCGTAATCGACGGAGCGCCTCCTTCAGCGTCAAAGACCGCATCATAAGTCAAGTATGGGAGTACAACGTCGTCCGGCACGGCGTTTGTAGCATACGCAGGGAGAAAGCTATCGAAAAACTGCTGTAGTGCAGCGCCCTTTGTCATTTCGGCAGCCCTCCCATGCGTTCAGCCGTAAAGCTCATTAAGTTGCGCAGCATAGAGGAAGCCGTTTTCGGGGCTTGCTTTTCTTCCGGGCGGCTGGTCACGCGATAATATGCGCCCGTTTCAACGTCCTTGTAAATGCTGCCATACTCAATCGGCACATCCCTGTTGACAACGCCGGTATATACGCTGGTCACGCCCTCTGCTTCTGCACGGCGGGCCTCCAAACTGCTGTCCAGCGAAACGAAATTGTCAAACTCCGCGCCATCTGTCCACTCGACAACATAGCCACCTTCGCCGTCCGGCTTTGTGGTCTTGTCCATAATACAGCAGCGACGCGAAAACGCATCCAGTAAGCTCATAATTTTCTCCACTTGTTCAGCCGTGATGCAAATACACCTTGCCAGCCCGTCATAGAGCAGTCAGAACCGCCGCTTGCAGTAGATTTAGTGTAACTATACCCCGCAAAGCTCTCGCTTTGAAATGGGCTGTTTGCGGCGTTCTCGTACTGCGTGCGCCACGCCTTGATTTCTTCTTCAAGGCGCAGAAATTCGGCAGGCACGGCCATGGCCCAGATAGCCCCGTCAAAGGCTTCATCCCTCAAAGAGCAATTGCCGTATTGATACACACCATCGTTCAGAACGCTGCCCACAACGCGGAAATACTGTCCGGCACGCAAAAAAGGGAGCGCAATGCTCCCGCCCTTGATGCTGAACTCGCCCAGATGGACGCCATTCTGTGTGACAAACCAGTTCCGGCACTCTCGCATCAATTCTTCAAGCATTACGCTGCCCTCCTTTTATCAGCCCTTAGTGTTTACAGCGGCCCGAGTTGCAGAAGGATTGACAGTGATAACCGCAATGCCGTCCAGATACTCAGCCCACAGAGCCATGCCCATAACCGCAAAGCTCTCACCTACAGCAGTGCCATAGTTGCCCTGAGCGTGGAAGCCAATCAGGGGAGTTTCCCCGCTCACGGTGTAAGTCAGGCCCAGGCTAGAGAACTCGCTAGAGGGATCAACATAGTACAGGTCAATGTTTTCCACGGGGGTTGCAATGACCTTGTTGCGGGCAATCTGAGTTGCGGGCAGCAGGAACAGGGTGTTATAGCCCATAAAGTTCTTGATGTAGGTCAGGCCGAAAGCGTTCTGCACGGTCACCTGTGCACTGCCCAGATAGTCATAAGCATCCAGAATATTCGCGAAACCGACAACTTCAGTCACATCCTTCTGAATGGTGGCAAACTTGTTCAGCACCTCACCCTGAGCCTTCGCCAGTGCGGCCTGCCAGGAGGTAGCCTCACCGGTCAGGCTGCCGGTGTTCAGGAAGGTGTAGAATTTGCTCATCACCTCGTTTTGCAGCTTGGTGAGGAAAGCATCGTCGGACTTTTGCACGGCGATTGTCGCGCCGTACTTGTCCACATCCTCGATGGGAACGGCTTTTGCGTACTTTTGCAGGGTGATGTCTGTCTTTGTGGCCTGGGTGATAGTGGCCTTGCTATAGGGGATTACTGCACCTGCGGGCACAGTGCCGCTCTCCAGCGCAACGCTAGCGGTGTAAGACACCAGCGAGGTGCCCGCCTGCTTGCGGATGGGCCGCATGATTCCGTAGATTTCCCGCAGTGCCTCCCAGTTATCGGCAAAGCGGGTCACAAAATCCAGCTCGCGAGCAGTAACGCCGGTGTAGACATTGGGCAGACTGTCGCGGGGGGTGGTCAGGGTTTCAACTTTAGTTGCTGCCATTTTAAGGCTCCTTTCATGTGTTCTGGTTGTTCAGATTCTCTTCGATGGCCTTCAGGCGTGCTTCATAACCCATGACATAGCGCCCTTTTTCATCTTTTTTGTAGATGTCGGCCATTGTGAGATTTGCGCCGCCGCAGTTGGCGGGCGGGGTGGGCGTGTCGGCTCCCTTTGTGCTGGTGTTGGTGATGTACTCGCTGTAACTGTCCTTCAAGCTCTTTTCCAGCTTGTCAGCCTCTTTCACAGCTCCGTCATCGTCCAGCTCCAGCGTATCAAGCAGGCCGTCAGCCTTTGCCAGCTTCGCCACGCTCTGCAAGCGCTTTTCGGATACGCCGATTTTCTTCAGCACGGCTTCCACTGCCTTTTCTTTGGCAGCCGTTGTTTTCTCAGCGTCTACGTTGGCCTTGTAGTCCCCGAAAGCCTTGTGCTCTGCTTCATACTTAGCCTTGTAACCGCCGTCGCCCTGCGCTTTCAGGCCGTCCAACTCCTTCTGAACGCCCGGTAGCTTTTCTGCATCGGCTTTATACCGCGTGACGTCGTCCTTCAGCGGGTCAACAACGCCCAGATGGAGCGCCACCAGCTGATTTTCAATTTCGTCAGTGCAGCTATCGCCAATGATTTTACGGATTTCAGCGCGTGTAAATTTTGCCATGGGGATTCTCTCCTTTTCTTCGGTGGCGGTTCTTCGCCATTTGAGTTTATTTATTCAAAACAGCAGTGCTTCGCTGTTTTTGCGTATAAAAATAGCACCTGCCGCAAACGCGGTAGATGCTAATAAAAAGAGCCGAGAGGCTTATTTGCCTTTCAGCTCTGCTTCGATGATTCTTTTGTACTGTTCGCCGTGCTCGGCAACGGCAGGCTTGATAAAAGGCTTTGCACGTTGTCCATGCGTCAAATGTACATTGCCTTTAGCGTCTTGATATAACCACGGCGTTTGTCTGCCGCCCGGATAGTAAATGCCAGTGCCGCACTCAACATACACGCCGTATTCGCTGTTTGTGCCCACGTAGGCAGCCCGTTCGCCGTTGTCTGATACTGTATGAGTAATGCTGTTGCGTAGGTTGCCTGTGTCTACTGGGCACAGCTTTTTAGCGTGCCCTTCAGCAACAAGCCCACACTTTTCGAGCGCTCTTTCAACAGCAGCATCAAGAGCTTCCAGCACCTCGGCGCTGTGGTCTTCAAGTGTGATTTTCATTGCGCGTCAGTCCTCTTCAAGTGCTTTGTAAAACGACTCATAGGATTCCTTTGCTTTTGGTGGCGCGTCACTTGTCAGTACATACTTTTTGACAGATGCGTCAAACCTGAACCATTCTTCATTTTCCATAAAATAGGGCATATCTTGGAACATATTACGCCTTTCCGAAATATTTTTTTATTATATTGGAAACCGCCAAAGAATATTTGCTCGGATTTGTGCCAACTTCCGCATCGGCAAAGCATTCTGCAACAAATTCATCCGCATTTGTCAGAGAGTAATCACTGATTTTAATGCTGTCGTATTTCTTTTTTGCTGTCGCAATTGCTTCTCTGTCTGCGTCAGTCACTTCACCTGTTCCAAAAATCATTTTGGTTTCAATCGGTTTACGGATTTTGTCATAGTTGTCTTTTGCTGCTTGCACTGTGTTACAGTATTCGTTCCAAATAGGTTCGATTTCTTTTCTCGCCTTTTTAACTGCCGTAAAATCAACAAGTGCAAAATTTTGCGCTTTTCCGGGCAATTTTTCTCCGATATTTAACAAGCTGTGTCCATATTCGTGCGTAATAACATATTTTATTTCATCTCCCGTCGCAAATTTAACGCAATATCCTTTTTGCGAAAGTTCAAAAATATGTTTCCGACCAGAATCTGTTACTTTCAGCGGGTTTATTCTCATTTCCGCGCTGCCCAGCCCCCATTGATGGTTTACAACTGCAAAAGCGTGCGAAAGCAGACTGTCGGTTTTGTCCATTACGGTAAGCTTTGTAAGCGGAGAATAATATCGGTTTCCGAGGCCGTCAATCGCGTCTACAATGCTAGCAGAAACATTTTTGTCAAGTTTGGAAATTTTGACGGTATCAAGAAGTGTATTATTTTCAATGTCTTGTGCTTTAACCTCCACACCGTGACCGACAAAGCGTTTTCTGTAGTCGTCCCACGCACTCCATATGGATTTTCTGCCTCGTAGATCAATATTTTCCTGCGCTTTTTCTTCTTCTTTCTTCCACCCCGCCCACTCTGCATAGGTCATATCTTTTACAAGCACAGATTCCCCCGTTTCGGGGTCTCTGGCGCGTCTGCCGCCGCTGCTCGTGTCCTCGCCGTCAACCTCTGCAATTTGGGTGCATCGGCAGTTATACACAAGATAACCCGGTGCGGAACTGTCTCCCGGATACATAAGTTCGTAGCCGTCAACCTTAAACGGCTTGTCAACGTCTACTGTCTTCCCGTCAAGCATTGCATGCGCGTGGCGGGTGCGGTTGTCCAGCGTTGCCAGCCAGCGTTTTTTGAGCTTTATGCCCATATCCTGTGCGGCACGGTAAGTATCAAGTCGGCCAGCGTTCTGTGCCCCTGTGACCGCCGTTCGTGCCGTTCTGATAGCACTTGTGCAGCTCATGTTCTGCATACGGCTTTGCATGTCATCCGCAATCTTGCCAATGCCTTTGCCTTGCAGGATGGAGCTTGTCACGCTGGCTGTAATCTGTTGCTTGCCGTACTTCAAATCAATGCCGCGCTGCAATGCACGCTTTGGCGGGTAGTACGGCATCAAGTCAGGCTGCTCCACAATCAGACGTTTCACTGTCTGCTCATCCCACAGCGTAAAATCTGCTTTGTCGGAAACCTGCTCGATTTTGTAAGCTGCATAATTGCGATTCAAACTGTAAATGCCCGGCGTGGCGTCATTGACGTATGCCACAGCCGTTGCATTGGCGTTGGTGTATCTTTCTGCCACCTTGTCCCGCAGCGCCGTAAAACGCTTGCCTCGGCCCATCTGCGCAAGCCGCCATTGCTTGTACTGCTGTTCGGTGATTTCGCCTGCATCCAGCTTTTCTTTCATGGCTGCATCACGCTTTTCGAACTGCTCAAAATAGGCTTTCACCGTGTCGGCCAGTTCGTCAGCAGCTTCTTTGTACAGCTTTGCGATGCGCTGTTCCAGCTTGGCAAGCTGTTCGTCCGTCAGTTTGTGGGCATAATCAGGTTTTTTCACGGGTGTAAAGCTCCCATTTGCAATCAGCTGGAAGTTTCCCGGAAATTTCAAAATGTTCAAGCCGTTTCAGCTCTTTTCCCGGGACGTTGTCATCCGCGTAAACCGGAGTAATGGTAAAATCCATCGGTTTTATTCCGTCAATGCGGATGGAATATCTCTTATTCTGTTCCATTCGGCTCATTTCTCGCCATAGGTGTAACGAAATCGGGATTTTTGGTTCTGTCAAGCTCCTCTGCCGCCTTTCGCTTCATCAAATCCTCGTACTGGTCTGCGTCGCCGAGAATGGTCAATAGCTTGCGCGTGATGTACTCGTCGTCGTAATATTCCGCTCCGAGCAAGACCGTCTGCGCCTCTTCCTGCTTGTTAATGATTTGATTCCGCGTGTAAGTTGGTTCATCATCAAGACCGGCAACCGCCAAAATGCCCTTGATGCAGCGCGTCACGCAGCTTTCAAACTTGTCCGTTTTCAGGTCGAGTGGCACATAACTGGCCTTGATGGCCGTTGCAGTTTGGTTGCCAGCGCTGACAGCGGCAGAATCAAACGCCTGGAAGTCCTCGTATAGCTTCTTTGTGAGCATATCAATAGTCGCCTGCGTGCCTTGGAACGGAGCTTCGATGCTCTGTGGCGTGGCCTTCGCGCCCTCGTCACCGTCAGCATGGGCGACATGGGTCGTCTTAAGACGCTCAATGAACTTTGTGTCGTCCTGCTCGTCCATGCCTCCGCAGTTGGTCAGCACCCAGAAGATCAGGTTGCCCTCGTCAACGTTGTTTACCATGTTGGAGCTTGCAAGGTCGAGCGCGTCAATGGTATTCTGTCGCCCCTGTAACTCGCTGTGGGCCTGCTCGCCGTTTTTCAGCGGGATAATGGGAAATCCGGGATAGTTCTCACCGTCATAAATTTCTGTGCCGTCTGCCTCGCTGGTGCGCAGCTTCAACTTGTAAGCGCGTTTCGGCTTTAGAATCGCCATATCATCGCTTTTAGGCTTTAGATACTCTGTATAGCCGTCAAGCTCGTACAGCGTGGCGCGTAGCGGCTTGTTGTCTGCCACCTGCCAGAAACGGATTCCGGCTTTTAGTGCGCCGTCCTCTTCATCGTATAGCGGCACAAACTGTTCAGGCACAAACACCTGAATATGGTCAAGATTCCAGAATACGAAAGACTGCCCGTCAATCAAAGCATGGCGGGCAGCGTCCATAATATCTTCGTCAAACGTCGCACCCAGCGCCTTTTTCGTCTCCGGCTCCTGAAATGAAACGCCGTTGCCCAGCAAATACGAAACTTCTTGGTCTACAACCAAGCCAAAAAACTTGCTTGCAATCTTGTGATTTGCCGTGTACATGTCACGGTGCGCCTTGCCCTGCATGTCGTAAATGATTTTCTCGTATTTGTTGATTGTAGGGTTTTCTCCGTGGTAATACTTGTTGGCGTTCGCTGCAAGGCGTGTGCTATGGTCGGCCTTATACTCATTGATTGCGCCCAGGATGAAACTCATGCGGGCTTTTTCTTCCTCGCCAACCGCCGCAAAATCTTGGTATGTTTTCACGTCTTCTCACCGCCTTTACACGAAAATGCTCTTGTATCTGGTTTCGGCGGTGTCTCCCGCCTTGTTCGCTGTGCTTTCCATCGCGTACCGCACTGCGTCAATGTGATGGTTGTTCAAATCCGGGTAGCCTTCCAGCACTTCCCCCGTCTTGCCGTCCCGCTCGTATTCATACTCGCTGAACTCTTTTGCCGTGTCCGGGCATCGCACGGGGTCTATTACAATAGCATCAAGCATCTGCAGCCACTTTGTACCGTATACAACAGACTTTGGCCCTTTTCTGGCTGGGAATGTCTTCACACCGTACTTGTTGTAATCGGCGATGGACTTTGGCTCGGCGCTATCCGCGCAGACTTTATCCTCACGTGTCAGCCCTTTATCCAAAAGCAGTTGCGCAGTGTCCCTGTTGCTGGTTCTACGCCGTGTCAGCTCATCGAAGATGTACAGCGTGCGCCGCGCTGCGTCATAGTGCATTGCATTGTATGCCCATGGGTCAGGATACCAGCCCCAGTCAACGCCGCGCTTGATTCTGTCGAATGTTTTCAACTGCTCGTCTGTGATTGGTTGAATTTTCAGGTTTTCGAATACCGCTGTGCCGCTACCGACAACCTCGCCCAGATACTCGTGTCGGTAGGCCGTTTCGTTTGTGCGCTGCAAATATTCAGCATCGGCCAGAAACCGCTCCCCGAGCCATTCTGCGGGCGTTGTTTTGTATGTGGAATGATGTATCATCTTTCCGTTGCGTGCTTTCAGTGCGTAGCCGTTTGCCCAGTTCCGCGCCATTGCTGGCGGGTTGAAGCTCTTGAACGTAATGAACCAGTCACCGCCGCGCAAGCAGGACTGCTCCACGTTTCGGATTTGCTCTTCCCCGTCAAACTGGTCAAGTTCTTCAAACCAGCAGATGCCGATATAACCAAACGGCACTTTGATTGACTTTACCTTGCCGGGGTCATCAACGCCGAAAAAAAGCACCTTTTGCCCAGTAGGCAAATAGGTGCATTCCATCGGGGAGACCGTGCAGCGAAAATGGTCGTGCAATCCAAGCTCATTGATTGCCCAGACGATTTGCGCATACACGCTTGTGCGCAGCGTGTTTCCGACCTTGCGGAAAACCGCCGCGTGGCATTGCGGATGCTTTAGCAGCTGCAAAATTAGCTCTATGCTAATATAGCTGGATTTTGTACTGCCGCGCCCGCCATTTGCGACAAGCTCTTTTACATTGCCTGCCTTGATTTCACGGTGGACTTTTGCGAAGCAAGGGGAAACAACGCCAGATAGCTTACAAGTCATCTATGATTAGCACCTCGCTATCCTGCTGTTGTTCCGGCTTATCCTGCCATCCGAAATTTGCCCGCAAGCTGAACTGTGCGCCGCCTGAGCCCTCTTTGTCATATAGTCTTTCTTCGGCGTACTGTTCACAACGGGTCTTTGCACGCGTAATCGTGTCATTGAACTCTGGTTTATTTTGGTAATTCAAAAGCGCCTGCCTTGATGCAAAACCAAGTGCAAGCGCCAACCCTGTCACAGTAGGCGGCTTTTTATCGTCATAGATGATATAGCCGTTTTTATTTCGCATCGGTTCGCCGTTATCGTCTAAGAACGGCTGTCCTTTGCAGGCTTCAAAGTAGGCATCAATCTTTTCTTGCATTGCCTTTACGCTTCTGTATTTAGGTGGTGCGCCCACCGAATTTTTTCTTGATGCCACTTTATCACCTCGTTTTACAACACAAAAAGCCCACACTATTTGTGTAGGCTTATATCCCCCCAAACCCCTTTGCGCCGGAGCAGAAGCGCGTTCCCGCCCTGTCGGTGTATGCTGTGCCGACCTCACCCGTTGCGGGGAGCAATTCCGCAACGCTTTTTGATTTCCTCTATTTATATCCCGCGTAGGAAATCACAACGCGGCATCCAACCCGTTTTATATCCCGTCTGCTGGTTTACGGTTTCTGCTTTAATGTAATGGGTTCCGGCAATGCGTAACTGCGTCAATAACGGAGTCCGCACAAGCAGATGCCGGGCAGATTTTTTCAGGCTCTCGAAGTCCCGTTGCGGTCTGCCATCGCGCCGCGCTCCTGATCGGCTTGCCGCTTTGCTTACAGCGTTCAGGTTATCTATCGCGTTTTGCCTGCGCCGGGCTTTCACCGGTGGGAGCGACCCAGCATGTGCCCTCAGCCGGACTTGAACCGGCACACCAAGGCTCTTGCCATTGAGCTACAAGGGCATGTGCGGCTTACTGTTTGCACAGTCGTTGTCATCATTTGTGAGGGATACCGCGCACGCTCACACAGACAGGTTGCAACCCCGCCCTCTGGTACTGCACATAGGTCTTGCACCTTTGCCGCGCCGTTGCTTCGGAACGCAGCGCCCTTGCCGTATTGACTGGTCAGTCCCAGTTTGCGGCTGGCTATGCAGCAAATAAAATGCCGGTCTTTCCCGGCTGTCAGTATCGAGAATAGGAGGTTTTGCTATGGACTGTAATGTACCCTCTTTACAGTTTCCAGCATATTCATAATACCACTTGACAACGTCCCCACAGTTACCCTTTTTTCTTGTCCAAAATCCAGAAAAATTTTCTTCTGCTTTCGTAAAACTGCCGTCTGCCGCAATACACAGGCTGGTATTCGTAAGCCGTTCCCTCTGTTACATTTTTCAACAGAGCGCACCAGTTTAAGGGGTCTGCTTCTCTTGCCGCGTCCTCAATGATTCGGACATCTGTGCTTAACTTTAGCGCTCTGTCCGCCTTTCTAGCTGTTGGGTCTGCCTTTCCGTTTCCGTGCGGCAAACCGTCATTTGAAACCGCATCAAGCCCTCTTGCACTAGCAATTTCTAACCGCATTTCAGCGTATCTTTTGCAAAAGTGCTTTAATTCAAGGTATCTTTCTTTTGAAATTCCATATTCATCTAGGTTGAGCGGTCTTTCTCTCATTTTTGCTCCTTTCTTCCATTTTCATGCAGCGCGGCAGCGTGCAAATATCGCCATTCCTCCACTCGCACGTCGCGCAAAGATGTTTGCGGGCGTATTCATCAACTAGTTGCTGTTTTGTCATGTGGTCACCTCCTGGGGTAGAAGTCATTTTAGAATCCTCCTTATGATTCTATAACATGCAATGCCGATGCGGGTTACAACCAGCAGCGGCCAGAAAATAAGGACAATAACGTTGTCTGCGCCGTCTACGGTGTCCATTCGGTCTGTGTGGTTGATGTACAGGACGGCGAGCAGGCCGCACAGGTCGTAAACACAGACGGCGGCGATAACAAGGATAATGGTCATGGGGTCACCTCCGTGAGCCAGTAGTCTTTGCGACACGCTTTGCAATTTCCGTGCATTACACAATATACGCCTCCTGCTACTTCTGACAAGAAGTCCCTTGGACACAAATGAATGACTCCGCTATCATCAATATTCGCATTCGGAAACATCTTCAAGAGCTCACTCTGGCGCGTCTTGACGGGTTGTTCTTTCGCCCATTGCTCGACAATCCGTACAGCCTTTTCAGCGTATTCGCTTATATCTGCGATACAGTAGTCATAGCCATCTTCTTTGCACTTTCCGTGCAATGGGCATTCAGGACAGTTGGCTTGATTTTTGCACATTATGCGCAGAGTTTTTACATATTCAACTGCGTCCATAGTCTCACTCCTTACCAATCTGCGTTTATAACTACAAAATCGCCGTTTTCTATTGCACGATCTACAAGCTCCGCAATGATTGCCCAGTTGTATAGTTCGTATACTTTGGCAAACGCAGCAAGCCGTTTTGCCTGTTCAGTTGTTAGCGTCATATCCTTTCCGTAAAAATCGCGTTCCGGTTCTTTCTTGCGGATTTCATAGGGCACAGAATAGCCGATTTTTTCGAGATACTCTCCCCAGAAACGGCCACAAGAATCTACCTGGTCGCGGATTGTGCCTTTGATTGGCTTGCCGCAGTGCGGGCACTTGCCCACATCGTAGCGGCTGACTGCAATATCAAATCTCATTGCGATTACTCCTTATTCAATATCTGCAATGCTTTCCACAAAGCAGTTGTAGTAGATATACCGCTTTCCGTCAAAGTCGAATTCCACGTAACCGTCGTTATCGCTTATATCAATTTTGCCTTTATACTGAGCGAGCTGCTTTCCGTCTGCTGTGTAAACGGTCACAATACGCTCGATGCCGTTTTGCAGGTTGCTTTTCTGGTCTATCATGGCGCGTTGCCCTGCAGCGGTATTTGCATAATACCAACAAAATCCCAGAATTATAGCAACGCAAACCGCGATTGTAACTAGCGTCCCGATAATTTTTGCCGCAAAGCTATAAGTGTCATAAAGGATAAAGCCAGCCATAAAAATAATAAAAGCATCTAAAACAATTACCCCTATCCATGCAAGAATTGGCATAAAATCACTCCTTATCCAGCCCGCGGGCTACATACTGCCCATAGGTCAGGCCAAGGGCGGCGGCTTCGCGGGTACATTGTTCAATGGGTTTTATGGTTTTCTTAAGGCAGGGATGCGCGGCGGTTTTTTTCCTTTTTTTCAAAACACCGGCATCCATGCGACGCTGGTAGGATGCCTGCGCGCTTTTGATATTGCGCTTGCGGATGCAGGAATCGCAATAGCGCTTTGTGGGCTGGACATCCCACATGATTTTCCCGCAGGTCTTGCAGAATTTTGTTGTGGTCATAGCGGCTCCTTTGTTTGGGGTGCTTCAATGCCGATGCTTTGCAGCGTTACCTGCGCCCAGAGGTCGGCAAGCTGGTCATTGCGGTACTCGTTGTATTTATCAGCAACGGGGCCGGTCATTGCATCCTGAATCCGTTTCAGGGTGCGGGGAGAAAGACCGACCTGATAGCACGCCAGCAGGCACAGATAGGTGGCGCGGGTAGCAATGTCGTTGCGCTCCTTCATGACAGCCTCCTGCGCACGGCACTGGATGTTCTGAATTTTAGATTCTGCATAAGCGTCTATGGCTTTTTGCATGGCCGGGGTGGGATGAAGTCTGGCTTTCATGAGTTACACTTCCTTGCTTTCCGAAATACGGCTTTCCCAGCGTTTGCGCTTTTGCTGCATGATTTGCTCGATTTCATCTGGGTAGTAGTTTTTTTCTTCAAAAACCTCCATACAGAGCTTTACGTCTGCCAGTTCTTCAAGCAAATCCTGTAAGCATTCTTCTTCCGATTTTGGCGTCGGATTCTCATCGCGGAGCTTACGGGCAAATTTCAAGGCTGCCTGCGCAAGCTCTGCGCTTTCTTCTGCCAACTGTTCCAATACGGCGGGAGTCCCGATTGTAGAGCTTATGTACAGATTCCCGGATGTAATCTTTTTACAGCCGCCCGGATGGTCTGCGTTACCGCCTTTCAGATTGCAGCATGGACTGCTATAGTCGCAGCAGCAGCCGCAGTCAGGGCATTTACGTTCAGTTGTCATCTACTTCATCCTCCAATTCTTCAATAAAAATTTCGGTGCGTGGGTTGGATTTGTCGTACATCACGCGGGAGCCGTCTGTTGCTGCTACGATGTTGCTGTTGTCATCTTTCAAAATCCTGACATCAACCAGAATATCCATGATGGCGCTTTCAAGGTTTGTTTTATCTACCCTGTGCCGTGTAGGCATGTAATACAAGCACTTGACATTGTAGCGTCCGTCCAGCGGATTTTTTGGCGCTGGTTTTAAATACATCTTGGCAGTTCTTGCGTACTTCAAGTAGGCTGCGCTTGGCAGAACTTTTGCGTACTTGCCCTTATGGCATACCGGGCAGTGTGCGCCAACGTATCCGATGCGGGGGCTGTTCTTTTTGGTGATGGGCTTGCCGTAGATTATGTATTTTTGGATCATATAAAGTCCTCCACGATCATCTGTCCTGGCAGTACATATTCCTCCATCCACCAACGGAATACATCTTGCCCTGTACCGCCTATCATCCAGTTTCCGTTCAGCTTTCCGCGAGCTCTGCGCTCATCAAGCATCCTGTCAAAGGCTTGTATGTAGAGCTTCTCGTAAGCAGGCCAGCGCCGGAACTCCGCATATCGTTTACTTTTCTTTGCGAGCGGGCATCCGATACACCCCACACGATTCAGCCCACATTCATACAACGGATTGACAGGCATCTTTGCATCCTGCAAAAAGCTCCACACCTGATTGTCTGTCCAGTCCACAATGGGGTTTACTACGCGCTTTGCTGCTACCTTGCATCCTTCAAAGATTTCGCTCGGCTCCTGTTCTTCGCCTTTCAGAACAATTTTGTTATCTTTGTTCCGGGTGTATGCTTCAAAAACGCCTCTGTCTTGCTTTCTTCGGCTGCTTTCCGCCCACCGCACGCCAGTTGTGATGAACCGCCCGTTTCCGCCCTGTTCTTTCAGCACATCGCAGCAGTACCGCATGATTCGTGTCGGCGGCATCAGCTTTTGCGGGATTAAATCCCACATGCTTGTGCGCTTGCCCTTATAAACGGGGTAGTTGATGGTGCATTTCACGCCCAAATTTTCAAGTCTGGCAAATTCCTGCCGTACAAACCGCACTGTCTCCGGCGCATCCGCAGTTGTGTGGTTGTGCTGCACCTCAAACGGAATGCCCCCCTCAGTGCAAGCTCTACGCACACACTGCTGTCCTTGCCACCGCTGGTCGTTACCACAAGCGGCGTGCCGTAATACTTCAGCGCCATGTCGCTTGCCGCTTTCAACCGCCCGATGGAGATTTTCTCCGGGTCGCCACTTGTCGGCAGGGTCACAAGGCCCCAATCTTCTTTGCTCACGGTGCTATCTCCTTTACTTTCGCGTAATACTTCTCGCTGTACCATATATCCGGCAGGCGGGGATTTTGGGTGTAACCTGCGGTGCGCAGGGCGGCTTCAGCGTTCCAGCGCGTGGAATACAGGCGCTGGAGTGGGTGATGTCGCCGGTAGAGCGGGAGTAGGTGA